GGTATTATAACCTCTGGAAGAATGATAAAGGTCTAGACTGGTACACTACCACGAAATCGAAGATGGTGATGTTTGAAGAACTGAAGGCGTTGTTTCACGAGGGTGTTATAATAATGATAGATAGTATAACATATGCTGAGGCTAGGTCTTATCAGCTATCTAAACAGAACCTTGCTCCTTCAGTGCCTGATACAATGGATCATCATGGTGATACAGTCATTGCTTTGGCATTAGCTTGTCAGTGTATTAAAAAGGTTATAGCCAATAATAAAGCATTCCTACCGGACTGGATAAGGAAGAGAAGGGCAGACAAGATTGTTAGTGAATCATTGGGTATGTCAGAGAAACGTAGCTAGTTTTAAAAGCGTTTTACAAAATAATATTATATGAGGAAAATTAATGTCGGAACTAAATAGTCAAGAGAAGGTTAACTTCGTTCGTACCGTTCTTTCAGCGCATACTGATTATTGGTCAGGTCTGCAAGCAGAGATGAAGCGCTATAAGTCAGCTTATCTTACAGATTTCTATAAAGATAAAAATGCTGGAAATCAAATCAAAATTGAGACAGCTGATGCATATGCTTATGTTGAGGGGTTCATTGCATCCCTATTCAGTAAGTCACCAGCTGTTGAGATAGGTGCTGATGCACAGGGTAAAGGAGATAAGAATTTAGCCAAGGTTGTTGCCAATAGATTTCTATTTGAACAGAAGACCCAGTGTGAATTGGCAAGCCGTATGGCCCTTATTTACCCCCAAAGTTTTATAAAGTTATATCCAAGAGATGCGAAAAATATTCTTGATCGTGTTGGCATTAAGGCGTTAAGTCCATGGGATGTTATAGTAGATAGAGATGCCTCATCATGGGATGAGCAGAGATATACAGGTCATATCTACTTTGAGACTGTTGCAGCAATGAATGAAAAGTTTGGAAGGAAGAAATGGATCCCTGTGAAGAAAGAGGATTACTTTGAAGGAAGTGGAACAACTGGCAATAATCGTAACGATGATACAGGTGATTTACCTGATCAGTTTTTGTATTGTAAAGTTGTGGAATTATATGATTTCATAAATGATAAGTTATATTTCTGGACACCAAACATTCAGAACAGCGATAGACTGCTATCAGAAGAGAGGATCCCCCTTACAGTAAGTAATGGTGATGTTGCCTCTCCTATAGTGCCATTGTATTATAGTCGTGTGCCTGATAGACCATTAGATGGTATCAGTGCAATGAAGAGAATATATGATCAAGTGTATGAGAAGAATATATTAAGATCATTCTGGGCAAATGCGGTGCGTCGTGATACTAGACAGTTTCTCGTAAGAGAGGGTGCTATAGACGAAGAGGCTCTAGCCAAAATCACTGCTGGAATAGACGGTGCTATGATCCCTGTAGATGCTGAGAACTTGGCTGGGTTGATATCAGTTGTACCGTCTATTCCTATTTCTACCAACCATAATATATACCTTAATCAGATCGATGGTGATCTTGCTAAAGGTTCTGTTATGGCTCCATTCACAAGAGGTGAGGCTAGTCAGTCTTCAGCTACAGAGATTGCAGCATTGGCACAATATACTGCTAGTGAGATTGGCCGATTGGCCAGAGAGCGTGATGGTATGATTGAGAGGATTGCCGAATTGTATATACGCATTATCGGACTTATCAGTGAAGGAACTGACCGTGAGGTTGTGCTAATTGAGGGTGTTCCAACTATAGTGGCACCTCAGAAACTTGATGGTAAATTTAAATTTGTCTCACAGGATCAAGCATCGACACCAATAGCTGAATCGATAAAACGACAACAGATGCTTCAGTTAGCCCCAGTGCTAGGACAGTTAGGTGTGGCACAGTGGAAGATACGTGATGAGATTATTCGTCTGTTTGATCTACCACGTCAGTTTAGTGAGACAGAAGAGGTGCAACAAGAGGTGGGACCTAGAGGTGGTGCTATGCCACAGGGTCGGCCGGATGGTGCACCCTTTGATACTAGACCACCTAGCCCTGAGGAGGGTGTGGCCCAGTCATTACGTGGTGGGAGAGGACGTAAGATGCCACTGCCCGGTGAGATGAACAGCTCAGATAAAGGTGTGTATTAATGCCTTTATATATATTTAAGTGTACGGGTTGTCCAAATGAAATTGAAGAACTTATGAAGTTTGACGAACGTGATTTATTTATTCAGAAGAATTGTTGTGGAAACTGTCATAGTGATTTAATGATAGGTGTTACAATGCCAGCAAAGATGGCTGAACAGTGGGCTGGTTGGCAGGAAGGTTTAGCATCTAACATGTTTTCTAAATCATTAGGGCGTAGGGTTGTTAATCAACGACAAGAGGCAGAGATCGCTAAGTCAATGGGATTTGTTCCGTTGTCTGATCTACCTAAGGATTTTGTAGAAAATAAAGTTTCTGCACAGAAAGATGAAGATGAACACTTTGATAAGATGAATAATGCATATCAAGAGAAATTGAAAGAAGGTGGAGGAACCTATGGTGCAGCAATACGTGCTGTCGAGGAACTAATGCCTGCCAAACAAATGCTACAGGAGGCAGAATCGAATGGCAATACGTGAAGAAGTAGATCCTTTAGTACTTGAAGGACAGGAGCTGATTGCTCAAACGGAGGATTCACTTATGGATGAATTCACACCGACGGGTAATTTCAGTAAGAAGGTGCTGAATAGTCTTGTTAAGGCTACACAGAAGATGCAACCTTTATTTGGACTTAAAGCAGATTATCCAACATTTAATCAGGATGTAGAACAATTACCAACTGAATTTACTAGGGTGTTGATGATGTTTAAACAAGCTATTGATGATGCTGTAGCACAAGACATTGTATCTGAGGATAATACTTTTATCCTTGATGATGTTGTTGATGACAGTGGCTTACAATTAATTGCTGGCAAACTGGGAGCAGTCGTCAAAGATAAAGCATTTAAGAAGTTCTTGGAGACACCTGATGTAAGTCAGGAACCAGTGCAAGATGAGGCACCTACTATTGATGAAGAGAGAACACCATCACCAGATAATATGGATGATAGCCTTGATGAATTATTTGGAGAAAGGATCTAATGACTGAAGAAGAAAGAGCATAACGAAAACTAAACGTTCAAAGGAGAACAAACAATGGAAAATACAGAGACTGTCGTAAATGACACCACCTCGGTAGAAGGAACAGAATCGACACCTGTGACCTCCGAGGTACAAACCAATGGTAATACACCAGTAGAGACACAGGAAGTAACAGAAGCCAAGCAGGGGCCACCCAGTGATATTCCTGATACCTTCGTGGATAACTTTAATTTAGATTCATTATTGAATGCAGATTTTAGTCAAGATGAAATTATGTCGACAACCCATAAGGGGTTGCCTGATTATAATGAAATACTGAAACACTTACCTGAGAATGGAAGGAAACTTATTTCAAACCTCCGTGCTATGACTACGAAGAAGACACAAGAGGTTGCTGATATACGTAGGGATCTTGAAGAACAACAGGCTAAACTGATTGCAGAACGTAAGGCATTATATGATGGACAGTTTGCAAAGCAAGTTGAACGTATGGCTAAAGAGCCTGAAGTACCGCATGATATGTTCAGTGATAAAGGAATGGAAGCGAAGATCCAGCAAGAGGCAGCAAAGCTATTTCAGGATATGCTTAAGCCTATGCAGGATGAGATATATGCAAATAATAGATCTCAGCAACTATCAAATTTTAAAAGAGATAATCCTGATCTTATGGATCCAGAAATTAAAATGGAGGTAGCACAGTTGCTACGTTCAAGAAGCGAATTGAAACTGGAAGATGCATATTTTATTACCAAGGCTAAAGTAGATAGGAAACGTCTCAATGATCTTGAAGAAACCAATCGACTACAACGTGATCAGGCTAGACAAGCTTGGGATAAAACATCAAATGGTTCTAATGTAGGTAATACCTCACGTCCTAAATTCAGGGATGCATGGGAAGCTTATCAGTGGAACAAAGCAAATGGGATTAAGTGAATGATTTATGATCTACCACATTGGGTAAAGGGCAGCATCCTGCACATTGTCAAACCCCATTTAACAAATTATAATTTAACGGAGGCAAGGTATCCCTCTCCTATACAAAAGGATCTTGAAATGATTAATTACCATGATGAGACAACCGGATGTGAATATGGCGTACCGACTGGCTATGAAGACCCATTTATCATAGATGGACAATTTGAAATAGACTTAGAAATCAACAACAACATTATATTCAATAAGGAGAATAAATAATGGCTATAAGCAATGAACTATTAAGTTCAACACTATTTAGTATCCGTGATGGTGAAGTTGACGAACTATACCAGAAGGTAGCGTTCTTGGATCACTGCAAGCGTGCAGGTGGTCAGGTTTACGAAGATGGCGGGATTAAAATCCAACGTCCTCTTTCAATCTCTGAACACAGTTCCATTACATCACTTCCAACTGGTTATGAATCCGTCAGCCTTGCTGTTAACGATACTATGGAACCGGCGATTTATAGTTGGGCAGATTTTGCTGCTCCAATCGTCATCACTAAGAAAGAAGAACTTGAGAATAAATCTGAAAAGGCTATTGTCAAGATTGTAGAAGCACGTATGCGTAACGTTATGGGTATGCTTCGTAGAGAGATTAACAAGCAGATCCTAGCTGGTAACAGTTCAGTTCTAACTACCTTGAATACCTTGAATGGTATTCCTGCTGCAACTACAACTGGATTCCTTGAAGAAGGCGCAGCTACCCCAGTTGGACAGACCAACAGTATTGGTGGACTTGCAAAGAATACACTAGATGTTCAGGGTTGGTATAACCGCCAGTTCGACGTTGGTGGTGCTTTCTCTACAAATGGACTTCGTGGTATGCATCAGCTTTGGACTGAGACTAATTCAAGAGCACCGATGGGTGAGATTGATGCTGTACTTATGTCAGAGGCTGGCTTCGCTAACTACAAACGAGCACTATTTGCACAAGAACGTTTCGTCGATGAGAAATCTCTAGATGGTGGACGTATGGCACTTATGTTTGCTGGTTCCCCTGTTGAGCAGGATCTGTCAATACCAGATGCTGCTGTAAACGGTGCGGGTCTAGCAACAACTGCTTACTTCCTCAACTTTGATGGAATCAAGCTATGTATGCACCCAGATGCAGATTTCCAAGTTTCAGACTTTGAACACATCAGTGGTACTACAGCTCGTGCAGCAACACTATACTGGAAGGGACAGCTTATTGCTGACCATCTTTGTTCACAAGGCGTTCTTTGGAACGGGGAGGTATACTAATATGTCATATGCAGGATTACAATATTTGGAGACAACTGGTATCGATCCCGTTACTGGTTCAACTGTAGATATTCCTTCAGCTCTTGATCGTACGATTAAACGTGAAGTTATTGCCGGAGGCGTTATTGCCCAAGGTGATGTCGTCGCTTTTGATACTAGTGCATCTGATTCAGCAAGGGTACTTACAGTAACCCAAGCGGCCAATGTAGGTACTGGTAACGCATTAGCATGTGGTGTAGCTCTTGAAGCTGCTGCCGCTGCTGGTGATCAGTTGACAATTGCTGTGAAGGGTTATGTGGAAGATGTACATTGTACTGCGGGTGTCTTAGCGGGGGATCCACTTTCGGCTGCCTCGGGTGCTGCTGGAGAAGTAGATGCTAGGGTTGCAGCTGATACAGCTCAATCCTTTGGTGTCGCTCTTGAAGCAGAAGGCGGAACAGGTACAGTTGACGTTTACCTATACGGAAACTAATAATACAGTGGGGTGCATGCTGTTGATAATGGTGTGCACCCCTTTTTTATGAAGGAATGAAATGAATTTAAAAGAACTACGAAATAAGATTAAGAACATTACGGACTATAATCCTGAAGTGCAGTCTTATATAGATGATTTGGATAGTTTGATTAATGATTCCTATTCTAACATTTATACAGCAAAGCGCTGGAACTTTGCACAAACAAAAAAGAACATTGATATATTTCCTGATTTCACTAGTGATATAATCAATGCGAATGTCCAAGATGGTGTGAGGGCTGTATCATTCAGTTCTGATCTATCGATATTTCTAGAAAACAAAATTGAATGGGAAGGACAGATATTCCAGTATGAGGACAGAGATTATACGATTGATCAAGTCACTAGTGCAAAAGGAATTAGACTAAGAGAACCTTTCAGAGGAACATCGACTGTTGATGCAACTGAATGGAAAATTATTCACAGACATTATAACCTCCCTGAGGATCTTGTTGAGATACTAAACATTACCCATACGGACACACCAGTTTCTGGTGCTGGAACTATAGACGGGAAGAAAGCAAGTTTAGCTCCAAGACGTGCAGAGGATGTTAATTTAAAATACGATAAGACAGCAGAACATGCTGATGCTTATATAATGCTTGAGCCTGTAAATGTAGAAGCTGCTATGAAATTTGGTACAGCAACTATTGATGAGACACCTGTCGACAACGGATTCGTTGCTGGACAATATTGGGAATTTACTTGGGCATTCCTATGGGACGGTGTTGTTGGACCATTATCAGAACCTATAGTTGTTCAGGGCGATGCAGGAGAACAAGGTATGTATCCTATATATAAGCTGCCCTTAGAGACATGGGATGACAGACCTGCACAAGCTACCACATATGATCCGTTACATGATGTTTATACCACACCTTTCGAAGGATATCAGAAAGTATTATTTTATAATAGTAACTTTGATCATAACACTGGTGAACGTAAAGGTTTACCACTGTGGAGAATGGTAAGGGATGCTGGATCATCAAAGACTAGAGAAGATTGGAAACCATATATTGTTGCCGATGATGATTTGCTAGCAGTTATAGATGATGCAGCAATGGTAGCTCCGGGAACTAAAAGATATATTGAAATCGATGGACAACATCAGAGATTCAGACCATATCCCAGACCTCAGGGTTTTGACAAACAATATACAGATGCTACTATATCAATGGGTGATGATGTATATCCAAGAGATTTCAGACAATGGGTTATGAGATATTTATCTAAACCTACACCGTTATGTTCGAATACTGATAGTCCTAAGATGCCATATGAATTTCATCAGTTGATTGTTTATTCAGTATTGTTTGAGGTGTTCACCAAAGGAAACAATAGCTCAATGGCAATGATGTATGATAAGAAAATCAGAGATTCAGTTAAAGTATTAGAGCGTAGATATATAGATCGTACCGATGTATTCTGGCAGAGGGGACAATTTGGAATCACCCATAATGGAATATTTATGGATACAGATTCTTTTAGGAAATTGAATTAATGAAGTCAAAACCTGTGCA